GCATTGGTTATTATGTTGGATTAGTAACATCACAAATTGGCGGCGAAAGTGGCTTATTAAGTAAATTGCAAAGCGTTGCTATGACTGGTAATCCTTTGGCAATTGCTTTGTTTGCTTTGCAAAAAGCCGGACAAAAAACACGCCCACTATTCTTTCCAACCGCAGGAATCGGACAACCGGGCATTGATGCTAAAAACCGTGCAATAGAACAAGCTGCAATTAAGCGCCAAAAGGAACTTGAAGCGCTACGCTTAAAGTCAATCAAACAACAGGAAAAGATTAACCGGCTAAAGCAAATCAGCCAAAAGATTGACAATGCAGCAGCCAAATTTGACGAGCGCCGCATCCAGATTGCAGCAGCCTTGCAAGGCAATATCAGTGAGGAAGAACGCCGCCGATTACTTGAATTGCAGACCATTGAAGAATTGAAGCAAGCCATCCAAGAGCAGGATGTTGATAAGGCTGAGAAGTTATTAGAGCGTTTAGACGTATTACAAAGCCAGACTGAAACCCTAGCCGAAACGCTCGTAGGGCTTGAAGCCGGTGATCCATTTGCTAAATGGGAAACTTACTTTGACAAAGCCGATGCGCTTGTAAATGGTTTGGTAGCCAAACTTAAAGGAATACAATCCGAAGTCAATAAACTGCTTGAAGATGCACAGGCTAGATCTATGGCGGCAGCTGCTAACGTATTCGCAGCGCAACAGGATAAAGCCACAGCATACAAAGAAGCTGCAAGAGCCACCGCAGTTTCGGCTGATATAGCAGCATCACAGGCTGCATCGGCAATAGCCGAAGCATCAGCCGAATTAGCAGCAGCACAAACGCCACAAGAAAAAGCCGTAGCTCAAGCATTTCTAGACGGTGCTACTGCCGCTGCCGATGCTGCAAAGGTTTTGCAAGAGAGCGTGGTAGCAGCTGAGGAAGCCGCAGCATTAGCCGAATTAGACGTAGCAAGAAACTTAGAGCAACAAGGATTAGAAGCCATGCTTGGAACTGGTGTACCAGCACAAACAATCATCAATATGTATGTTGAAGGCAACGCAGTTACCACACAAGATCTAGCCGATACGATAACCGATTTGCAATATAATCAGCAACGCTCAGGTCGCCGCACCATTTATAGCGCAAGGGCAATTTAATGCCAGCAGCACCAGTCGTAGGGGCGATTGTAGATTTCACGCCCGGTATCAGTATTCTCATAAATCCATTTACGCTTGATTCACCGCAATTAGGCGTGCTTGGTACTAACGTGCTTGGAGATCAGCCAGCCGATTATGTCGATATAAGCTCGCTAATCAAAAGCACATCAATTAGGCGTGGTCGCAACCGTATCTTGGCTAAGTTTGAAGCTGGCACAGCTACGGTGGATATTTACGACCAAAACGGTGACTGGAATCCTAGCAATCCATCGTCACCTTATTATGGCAAGCTCATTCCGCTGCGTAAGATCCAAATCTTTGCCGATTACGATAGCGTGCGTTACTTTCTATTTACCGGCTTCATTACCAACTACATCACCAACTTTGCTTTAGGCACGGAAGAAGTGAGTCGGGTCACATTTCAATGCGTGGATGCTTTTAGATTGCTAAATGGTGCTCTCATTACCACAGTCACAGGTGCAAGCGCTGGAGATTTATCAGGCACGCGCGTGAACGATATTTTAGATGAAGTCAGTTACCCGGCAGGTCTAAGAGATATAGATGCCGGTGATACAACCTTACAAGCTGATCCCGGCACATCGCGCAACGCTTTGGATGCCTTGCGTACTGTTGAAGATAGCGAGCTTGGCGGATTCTTTATTGATGGTGAAGGTAGGGCAACATTTTTATCTCGCAACGTTATTACTCAATCTCTTGGCTCAGTAGCTTATAGTTTTGCCGATGATGGATCTGGCATCGCCTACCAACAGGCAACAGTTAATCTCGATGCAGACCAGTTGCTCAATGATGTGACCGTGACACGTTTAGGCGGTACACCACAAAACGTTATTGACCAGAACAGCATTGATACTTACTTTGTTCATTCGGGCATCCGTGAGGATGTTTTGATGCAGACCGATGCGGTGGCGCTGGATATGGCTAACATGATTTTATCTACCAGATCCGACATCGAAACACGCATTGACTCTATTCAGCTAAACCTAGAAGATGGCGATGATATAAACCGCTGCGTAGCCGGTCTAAACATAGAGCTTTTGGATGCGGTAGATATTACAAAAGTTATGCCCGGTAGCACTACGGTAAACCAAACCTTGCTTGCTTTGGGCATACGCCATGACTTTAGCAACCGCAAGATGGTCACTACGATTTTTACAGGAGAAAGCCTAGTCAATGGCTTCCTACTGGATAGCAACACTTTAGGTATAATAGGCACGAACGCCCTGAGTTATTAAGGAGATCTAAATGGCAGGTGCAGGTTTTAAGACCTTTAACACAGGTGACGTTTTAACGGCATCGGATGTTAATTTATATTTAATGCAGCAGACTCTGATGGTCTTTGACGATGCAGCTGCTAGAACCACAGCGCTAACCGGCGTAGTAGCCGAAGGCATGTTGAGTTATTTGAAAGACACCAACGCGGTTGAAGTTTACGATGGCAGCTCTTGGGTTGCGTCCGATGATCCGAACGCAATCCAAAATTCAATCGTGGATGCAAAAGGTGATTTAATTTCGGCGACTGCGGATAATACCCCGGCTAGGCTCGCCGTGGGCGCAGATAACACGGTGCTCACAGCCGACAGCTCAACAAGCACAGGATTAAAATGGGCTGCCGCTGCCGGTGGTGGCAAAATTCTTCAAGTTGTTGAAGGAAGCACCTCAACACAAGCAACTAATAATACTAGCACCTATGCCGATACGGGTTTAACGGCATCAATAACACCGAGCGCTGCGACTTCAAAAATTCTCATTATTTGTAGCCAACAAGGAATATATAAGAGTGAAGCAAACTCAAATCAAGAGCTACAAATCAAGTTGATGCGAGGCGCAACAGACTTAGCAGACTATAATCAACTTTATACAGGTAGTGCGATGCGTTTAACAAACAGTATTACCTTTACTTATTTAGATTCACCAAACACAACTTCGGCAACAACATATAAAACTCAATATCGTTCAGCAAGTAATAACGATATAGTTTATGTTCAAGCCAATACAGATAGAAGTTCAATAATTTTGATGGAAGTAGGTGCGTAATATGGCTGATTCTGGAGATGTATTAACAATGTTATGTCCAAATAGCAAATGGTCATCCGTTGGTAATACTTATGAGGGAATTACTTGGTATGACGAACCTGGTTGTTCAAAGGAAGAATTTGAAGCGGGCTTTGCTCAATATGATGCTTGGAAAGCAGAACAGGAAGCACAAGCACAGGCAAAGCGAGAAGCCCTACTAGACAAACTAGGCATCACCCAAGAAGAAGCAAAACTACTTCTGAGCTAATGGCAAAACTGTGCAAGGCTGGCATTACTTTGAGAGAAGCCATTGACGATGCGTTCCCCGATAGAAGTAGATCTCGTGATGGGTGGATCGGTGATGCGCGCCATGCAGCTCGTAAGTCCGATCACAATCCTACTGCTCAGGGCATCGTACGCGCCATCGACATTGACGCTGATTTGGGATCAAAACTGCCCGAAGCGTTCGATCTTGCGGATCAGTTACGATTACTTGCCAGACATGATAAGCGAATTTCTTACATTATCTTCAACAAAAAAATTGCCAGCTGGCGAAGAAACTACAAATGGAGAAAATATACCGGACTGAATCCGCATACCTCACACATCCATGTTAGCTTTACAAGTCATGGAGATGTTGATGGCAGCATGTTTAGAATTCCCCTACTGACTGGAGAACCGATAAATGGAACAAGCAAAAAGACTCGCCGCAAGTTGGGCAAGATCCTTTCTAGCAGCTTGCCTAGCGACCTACATAGCAATAGGTTGGGATCAGAAAGCAATCCTAGCCAGCGGTGTTGCTGCCGTTGCACCTGTAATTCTTCGTTGGCTAAATCCTAAAGACGCCATAGGCGGCATCCGGCGTTGAGTCCGGCGGAATGGGCTGCGTTCGTTGCAGCCATCCTCTCTTGTGTTGCCCTAATTGTCGGTGGGCTTCGTTACATTATCCGTCACGAAGTACCTGCTATTTTAGAAGGGTCAAACATCGTGTCGCGCATCGAGAAACTTGAAACAATGGTCTTAGAATTGCTTACTAATGAGCGCAAGAAAACCAACAAAAGCCGAGCGCGCCGCTAAGCGTAAAGCTAAGGAACGCGCAGCAGCGCGTAACAAAGCCGAACCGCTACGCCCGATAGATCTTTGGGCTGCATCCATAGTTGAGTGCTACGAAGCGCTAGTGCGAGCAGGATATGGTGAAGATAAAGCGCGCTGGTACATCGAAGAAAAGATGCGCCTACCTGAATGGATAGCACCTGAGCCAGCAGACATTCCTTATTATGATGATGATGATGAGGATGAATGAAGCGCATAGTCGTCATTTCAGACCTGCAAGTACCATTTCACGATGAGCGAGCAGTCCGAAATGTCGCAGGATTTATTCGCAGGTGGCGACCCGATGACGTTTTATGTGTTGGCGATGAAATCGATTTCCAAACGATTAGCCGCTGGAGCTCCGGTCGAGATGAGTGGAGTGGCACAATTGGTGCAGACCGTGACCGAGCTCAGTCGGTTTTATTCGAGCTTGGGATCAGGCACATCGTCAGGTCAAACCACACAGACCGACTCTACAAATCCCTAAGCTCTAGGCTGCCGGGTCTAATTGGACTGCCCGAATTAGAGTATGAAAACTTTATGGGGTTCAAGACTCTAGGCATCAAGTTCCACCGTAAGCCCTATGAGATAAGCCATGACTGGATCATGGTGCACGGCGATGAGCAAGCCATCAACCACAATGCCGGTTTAACGGCTCTAGGAGCCGCTAGAAGGCACGGAAAGAGTGTGGTATGTGGTCATACCCACAGACTAGGGGTTTCGGCGTTCTCAGAGGCATCTGGGGGCGTTTTAGGGCGTGTCCTGCAAGGGCTTGAAGTAGGTCATTTAATGGACGAGAAGCAAGCCTATTACACGCGTGGCACGTTTAACTGGCAAAAAGGCTTCGGTCTGCTATATGTGGATCGGAAAGGCACTACGCCTGTGGCAGTACCAATAGATAAGCAAGGCAGCTTTGTGGTCGAAGGTAAGCGCTATGGATGAAACCAAGCCTGACCTGCACCGCACCATCGATGACCACATAGACATTTTCGTTACCTTACCGTTATAGAACACGCCGGTGTTCCGGTTATTGACAAATCCAATTTAGGCGTATCCTTTTTGCATGTCCGAAATACGGACACGGAAGGAACACATGAAACTAGGGCAAATGCAGGTCACATTGACACAGGAAGATTTTACGAACCTGTGGGATCAATCAATGGAATGGGGCAACGATTGGAAGGTACAAGCTGAGCGTTTCGATAGCGGCATATCGTTTCATTGGAAGCACGCTTACTTTTTCGAGATTGCCTATGCAAACTTTATTTTAGCTCGGAGTTACCTAAAAAACATCGGCGTAGCGTTTGAAGTGACACACGATGCAGCTGGCGGTTGGGTAATCCTGACCGATTACGATTGGGCAGATGCGTGACACGTTATCAATTAGAAGTCATTTTATGGTGTGGATTGGTTAGCCTTGTGCTGACTACTTGGTTTATTAACTTAAAAAATAATCATTACAAGAGAGGTTATCGGGATGGCTACAACAGGGGCAAAGCGGTTGCGCTCGAAAGACATATTGACTAATGCGGCAGATCTCATTGACGAAAGATCCAGAACGCATGGTCATTACGACCTCACAATACTTAGAGCATCAAAGCTCTGGAGCGACTTTCTCGAAAGAGAGATTGATCCAATGGACGTTGCAATCTGTATGGGGCTACTCAAAATCGCACGCATCATGGAAGCTAGAGGGCATCATGATGACAATTTTTACGATCTTGTCGCCTATGCAGCTATCGCAGGGGAGCTCGCCGTTAAAGATTGGAACGATTTGGATGCTTAGTAGATCACCAAAAGGCACTTGGTGTGATTACTGCAAGCTGCGTTGGGGAACTGATAACTGGCGTGGACAAACGCAAGCGGTCTGGCAAATCACAAGCAAAAGAAAAAACAAAATGGTTGTCAGACACTATTGCCATCATTGTGCTATGGAAGCTCAAACATGGCACGATGGTACGACTTGGACTTTCAAGGAACAATTGGACTACGCGAAAGGACACATGCAGTTAGATGTTTAACTTAAAAGACTATGAAGATGTAGATACGAGGATACATAAATTTTATGAAGAATACCCGGATGGATCTATACACACAGAGCTTATTCAGAATAACGATGATCAAGGCATCGTGGTTTTCAAGGCTACGGCGTACCGTACCCATGCAGATGCTATGGCTTCCGCTATTGGTTATGCGCGCGGCGCTCGCAAAGATCGCGGTGTGGATCGCGATTTCTGGTTTGAAAACTGCGAAACATCTGCAATCGGAAGATGCTTGGCTAATCTCGGTTTATCTGCTAGAGGAAAGCGAGCAAGCAGCCTTGAAATGGCTAAGGTTGCGGACTCTCAAACAAATGGTCAGTCGCCGATACGGGTACGCACCCAAGAGCAAAAGGAGTTTCTAAATGCAACTAATCCAGAGGCAGAAATCATTTGGGATACCACGATTGAGCCGCCTAGTGATGAACCCACTATGGCGAACGCAGCTGATTTGGTTCAATCGGTATTATCTGCCGAAATTGTGCCTAGCTGTAAGCACGGCAATCGAATCCTTCGTGAAGGTCACGGCAAAAATGGTGCTTATCGCGGTTGGGGTTGCCCTATTCCTATGAGGAACAAAGCCGAACAATGCAAGATGATATGGATGATGTTAGATCCTGCTGGCAAATGGCAATTCAGACCGGAAGATGAGGAACTGGTGACAGGATGAGAACCGGATCATGCGCTGGATGCAAGTGGATACGTTTGTTAGTTACAGAATACTGTGAGCTTTGCGAAGATAAATATGGGGGTGATGATTAATGTTGATATTGGACAGACGATTAGACGTGTGCGACAATTGTAATGAGCCGATAACTGCTGGAACAGTAAAGCCGTGCGAATGTCGCACATGTCATGTTAGGTCTAACTAAATGTCACAATCTCGTAAGCATCGAGGATATGCGACGCAGCGAATTGTAGCAGAATACCTGCAAGCAAATGGTTGGGAACACGCGCTGCCTGTTGGAGCTGGTAGAGATGGCTCAGACATTACAGGTATCAAAGGGCTTGATATTGAAATTAAAGCCCGTAAGGGATTTAATCCTAGCGAAACCATCCGACAATTACAAGAGCGCAAGAAAGACACCGGACTTGGGGTAGGTGTTATGCGCTTGAATGGGCAAGGTGAGAAATCCGTTGAGCAATTCGTTGCTGTTCTCACCTTAGCCGATCTCGTTTACTTACTTAAAGCTAGTGGCTACTGAACCGACCCTGATCCATCGATGCACAGGCTGTGGCTTGTGGATTTATGGTAATCGTGAAAGGTGTGATGCATGTCACAATCAGAACGACACGCCGAAAGACTACGCGTAAATCGAAATAAACTTGACAAGCTCGGTATGCTGAGTCGCCTAGCGCGCCTGAGGGGCAGCGCACTTCGGCGATCAGCATTAGGGCGAGCTATTGTCGTTTTACTGTTAGCAACGACATATAGCGTTGCAGCTGCAAAAGAGATAAATACTGTAACAATAAAACAAACAGCACAAACAGAACAACAGCCGCTTTACGATTTAATGAATGTAAAGCTGTATCTACATAACCAGATAAATGATTGGGATGAGTTTGAGTGCGCTAATGAGTTAGCGTTTCTGGAAAGCTCTTGGCGTTATGATGCTGTTAATAAGAGTAGTGGCGCTTATGGCATATTCCAACACATGAGTGATCATGCACATAAGTGGAATGCCTATAAGCAAATCGATAAGCATAAAGAATACATAGAGGCTCGCTACAATAACTCATGGTGCTTGGCATTATCCAAGCTAAAGAAAAAAGGATGGCATTGATGGAGCTACTGCTTTTAGTGTGTTTCGTTTGTGGTTACATTGTGGCTTGGCTTCAATGGCGTTAAAACCATATAGAGCAACAAGCCATTGGAAAAAGCTGAGATTGCAGGTGCTCAGGCGTGATGCTTACACATGTCATTATTGTGGCATCAGCCCCGTTAATGAAGTAGATCATGTTGTTGCAAAAGTAAGTGGGGGCGAAGATAGCTTGGACAATTGCGTGGCAGCGTGTCGTCAATGCAACATACGCAAGAAGGATAAAGATGTGAGCGTTTTTTTAGCACAACGTTCTAC